TCAAAGAACACCCGTCAACACTGTGACCGAAATTCCGGAAGCCTGCTCGAATCCGATGCCGAAATGGCAACTGATCATCGCGCGGATTTCCTCCGGTTCATAAGTGTCGACCCCCGCCGGAACTTCGAGGATCGTGGTGATTTTAGGCACCATAATACTCTGGTTCGCAGCGGGCGCGGCCCCTTTTCGCGTGATAAGTTTATACACGTTTAAAGGGACGTTCTTGATTACTCCCGTAACGGGGTTTGCCTGCGGTAACGTTCTAAGGATCGGAGGCCGGAAGAAGGCCGTTGTGAATGGCTTTGAAACGCTATTCACATCAACCGACGTCTGAGTACCACCCAGTGCACTAACGGCGTATTGTTTACCGTTAATGTTGGGTGCGGTATCCGACAAGAGCGTATAGGTCGGGGAAGTTAATCCCGTGACCGTAGCGCCTGTTACAGGTGATGCAGGTGCGAAGGACAAAGTATATCCTTTCATGCCAGCAATCGTAATCTTGGGGTCTAAGTAGTAAATTTAGACCTTACGAAAACGACCACCAGCTAAAACGGATCCCAAATTTAGCAATTTGGTTAATCCGAATTTCGCGACTTCATCCGCACTTTTGATGCGGAGTTGTCGCGTAGGGAGTGCGGCAAGTTTTTGGCGACTGAATTGGACATAATTCGCATGTGACGCTTTGGGACAGTTAAGTCTCCACTTGAATGTAGGAGAATTACCCACCCCAAAGTACATGTGATCAGTCCTACTCTGGTACTTCTTGGTCATCACGACATACTTCACAGTACCCGGAAGGGTATAGAACATGTCATCCAACCAAGGGCCTACAGTAGCTGCGTAGTCGACTACCCAGGAGAAAGGGGTGAGTTCCCAAAGAGTACCAGGGAGCGCACCAACTTTCAAACCTAGATGGTCTCTAACACTGTAGGAAGCAGCGGTCCTCATTTGAAGATCGATGCCTGCCACGTAATGAACACCTTGCATATGCTTGGCTAAGGAATGCATACCTATGCCAAGATTATATGCAATTTGCTCGTAGGTAGACCAATTTGTTGACGTCGGTCTACTTCCGGACAGGTATTCACGAGTCGCTGTAGCAGTGATCCGGACGCGATTGTCATTCCTGGTAGAATAATCCAGTATGGCATTAGCACCCTTGGCTATGTCATTGAGCATGGGATTAACTCCAAACCCAAAGCCAAGCCAAGCGTCACTCGCTGCCTTCACAATGCTTTTGCCGCGTGTCTTCTTCATGGCTAACAAAGCTTTAACTGTATCCAAGCCTAGCGAGTTAATTTGCCGTACAAGACGGAAAATTTCTCTCGCTTCAGCTAAGGGTGCAGCGAGCTGAGCGTTGCCAATGTAGCCGTTGAGCTTATTCTTCAACCTTGACGTGGCCTGATCTACTAGGTCATTGTCATTAGCAATCAGAATAAGTGGGTCTCCGCAGATCACGCCATTTCCGTCAGAACGATAAGCTGTACTTTCGGAATAGCATGTGTACCGCGTAGGCTTCACCGAGTAGAGCGTCCTCGAATAATTTGTGGATGCATCTACTCCTTCGGCTACTTGTGTTCTCCAGCTTTTGTTACTAGTACCACTCTGTACACTAGTTCCGATGCCCTGCGTTCGCGTCTCATTGATAATGGTCGATGTTGTCTTGGTAGACTTCACAAACCATGTAGCAAAGCGACGTTTATCGTAGGAACAAGGGATTGATGTGGCCAAAATAGTACTCCGAGGCCCGCGCTTTCTGAGGCGAGGATCCTTGGGAAGGATTGGATAGAACTTAGGCTTAACAGCCATATCCGCTCCTTTCATTAAGGCTGTCGATACACTGACACGGAGAAATCCGCGCCAGAAAGGGACCACTCATCTTGCAACGACTGACCGTACTTCCCGAGGAGTTATCAATCCGAAGGAAATACAGCCAGTCATGCAAGACCTTCAATTCACTCATCGAAGCATGCAAAACCAGCGGTTACAAGCCGGCGGTTAAGCAAGACGCAACGATGAGAACCTCGTAAGAGGAACTGGTGAGTTAAGCCAGTCAATTGAAGGGGAGGGG